ATTTGTCTCTGACGGTCCAACTCTTCTTGGCTTGGACCGCTGGGCGCTTTTGGCTTCGACGGCATACACATTAACTGCTGCTCCATGTAAATTTATGAAATGGCTCTCTAAACTTTCCAAAAGGCGTTGCTGGCAGTATGTCAAAGCCTAGTTTTTCAAGCCACGCAATTGATTTTTTGTTTTCTTTCCAAACCCAGTTTTCGAGCTGATCGTACATATCTTGCCACTCGAGCAAGACATGACGGGAATGCTTCATAAACCGCGTTTTATTTCGTAGGCTCCTTGGCTCCAAGAAGGAGTCCATTGTCTTAGAACCAAGGAGCCAGGGCACACCTCGTTTCTGGCCCAACGAGGAAACGCCCCATATGGCGGTTGGCTGCCCATCGTGAAGCCAAGTAAACGCATCACGTGAACAACGCACTGCGTCGTCTAGCGTTTCAGCAAAAGGTTTGCCGTTACAATAGTAGCACTCAAAGACATCGACTGGCCGAGCATTGCTTGCAATAGCCTTGATGTCAGCCTTTGTTGTGCGCCTGAATTCATCCATGTGTGCCAGAAATGCTGTTAAGGATAGTGTCCGCAACGCACATTAGCGGGCAAGGAAGCTAGCCCACGTTCGTGCCTTTTGTTTCTTGGGCTTACGATTAAACACATCGTAGTCCCGTTTAGCCTGAAAAGGCTGAGTTTTCTTCATCCCACCAAGAAGTTGTCGCCCTTCACCTGCGCCCAACAAAGCGTACTGCAATGCGTCATGGATATGCGAAAATTTATTTTTGAAGGGCCGGTCTTCATATCTGTCTCCAGATACAGACAGTCGGCGGTAATGATACCCACCCTGAAATCCCTTAATGATGCTTACGCATGTCGGGTCAATAACCAGCCCCGGAGAGCCATCAACCATACGCATTAGGCACTGATTAACGCTATCAAGACGCAAGGCAACATCATTCGATGGGGCAGGGCGAGCCTGCAGACCGACAGCGCGCAGGATTTGAAAGGGCGTTGTTTCATCTGTTTGCGCGCGCATATCGCCAGCAGGGTCGCCGTGTACGTATACGTTACAGGTTGGGAAAGTTGTGGCAATTTCGTGGCGAAGCAGCTCGGCAAAACGAACTGTTCCCATGTCTACAGCCACTAGCTCCCTTACAATGGCCCAGCGCCCACGCGGCAACTGCAAGCAAAAAGCAGCAGCCGGAGTAAGGCCAAAGTCCAGCCCAACGTGTATCTCAGCGTTTTCAGGAATTTCTATAGCCTCTTTGGCTATATGAACCTTATCGTTGAACTGACTGTAGACGGGCTTGCCTTCTTCCACCATGCCCAGCCGGTTCATAACGTAGACATCAATCCATGAGCGCGTTTTGCCACGGATGATGTTGGAATAATAATCCGGCTGCAGGTTGTTTACATTCTCTGCATCTAGATTCTTGTTGTAACCGGTGACATTGCCTTCTTTGTCACGGATTTCATCCATGCCAGACGGCTGTGTGTAGAACTCCCAGTTGTCAGGCTTGACCATCATCAAGGCTTCTTCCTGAGAGATGTAATCAGGAATAGGCGCATCACCTGCCATGATGGGCCACCAGTGGTCTTCTTCCGGGGCGTTTGTGTCTGCAATAACGCCGTACCACGTAGGACCGCCGTCACGCATAGACGGGAAGCGTCCTACACGCATCGTACAGGCGTCCACAATGGACTTAGGCACCTCACGTGCCTCGTTAATAAACACGCCGGTCAGTTCGAGCGACAGAAGCTTACGCACGTCTTCAGGGCGATCAAGAGCCAGGAATATAACTTCTGCCTCAATCTCGCCACGTTTGAGAAAGTGCGTGTAAGGCACAGACCAGTTAAACTTTCCCCAGACGCTTTCGGGAAACCAGTCTAGCCATGTTTTGATTGTCGTGGTTCGCAACTGCGGGTTGGTGTTGCGAATAACAGCCCAGCGCGTACGGCGCATGCCGTCTTTGTTCTTTTCCTGCATCATGGCTCGTCGCATGACTTCGATGCAGCAGGATACAGACTTTCCAGAGCCTACAGGGCCACGGATACCCCGAAAGAAGGTATCCGACTTCATAAATGTTTTTAGAGTTTCGCCGTCAGGCTTGTACTCAAGGGTAGCCATTATCGGTTATTAAACAAACTACGCCGACGCGCGGCTTCGCGGCTGAGAGACTGCGAGAAACGAGCGCCTTGCTTATAGTCTTTCACTCCGGGCAAAAGGATGTAATCCTTTGCTTTCATTGCGCGCTCACGCGCTTCTTCATCATTCATTTTTGTTAGTTTGCCATTAACCATCCGAATGGTGGGATACACCATCATGCCGTCCAGAGATGGGTCATAATGAGTTGCTGTCCGCATCGTCTCATTTTGACTTGTCATTGGAGTCTTCGGATTCCAGGCTCGTTTTAGCCATGCTGGCAGCTCAGAAGGAAGCATTTTGGCAAATTCTTCTTCCATCACCACTTGACCTTATCGGCCCAGTACGCCGCAGACATCTTGCCCCGGGCAATGTTCTTGCGGTGCCTAGCCTTAAAGCTGGCGCGCTTCTTCTTCATCTTCTCGGACTCCCCGGCTTTAGGCTTGCCAGCAGTCTTAGCGCCCTGCTCGCCAAAGCGAATCAGTTTAACCTCGCCGGATGATGACCTTGCCACCACAACATGAGACTTTGTTGGGTGGTTGGGGGTGCGCTTGGGCTTATTGTAGCCGCTTACGCCAGCCCGAGCCAAACGAGGGTCTTTCTTGGTAGCCATTAGTTGACATAACCCCCGTCAACACCAGTGCGCACTAGCTGCGCGGCAGTCTCCGGCCCAAAGCTTTCAATGATGCGGTCAGCCTCATAGTCAGTGACCAGCTCGGTGGGGTGATAGCGCATATGAACCTTCCGAACTATTGTCCGCAAGCGGCGCAAATCAGCAACAGACAGCTCACTCACAAAGTTCCACGTCTGAGGCTTCGGGGCGTCTTCAGCGTCCATCCTAGCCCCTTTTCTTGCCCTTTCCACGGGCAAGCTTACCCTTTTTCGGGCCGTACCCCGCCTTCTTAGGCGACGACAAACCCATAGGCTTACGTGGCGTCTTAGCCATCAGTAACCGCCACTTGGGGCCTTCTGCGAATCCTTGTACCAAGGCGCATTCTTAACCATGTCGCCATCCATGCGAAACAGGTCTTTGGTCTTGTCACCAGACATAACCATACCCTTACGCATGTCAGGAGCAGGATTGTTGTGCGGAGCAGAACCCTTAGGCGCAGGGCGATTATATGATCCGGGGCTATACGGCATATCAGTTTCCTAACTCGTACCTTTTTGACTAAAAAAATTTATTTAGGTTTGCCAACAAAGGGGAAACGCACATTGAACCCTGAGAGCAAATAATGCCGGAGCAACACCACATCGTTCTAAAAGTCTTCGACTTTTTGGGGGCCCCTCTTCACTACGAATGGCCTAGGCTAGCCGAGGTCAATCTTGACCGAGATATCTCCTAGCACTTCGGCCTTCGTCCTATCCGGTGGCTTAAAACCAGTCCGGTCCAAGATGTCCTTCGACGCTTCGAGTTGAACGTACTCTGAGCGGGCTTCCGTAGCCAGCGTTACCATCCTCGCGGCTGCCCTTGCTGCATTGGTACCGAGATGCTCTGACACAGCCTTAAGAAGATACGCCTGAACATGCGGAAGCTTCAGGGTTTTCTGTGCCGCTACCCTCCCTCCTTCACTGTCCTTATACCCTGCCTGTACGGAGGCCTGTTTCACAGTACATCCGGTACTTACTAGCGTATCAACTAGAGCCATCTGCTTATCCGTTAGGACACGATCTGGAGACGCTTGCGATACCGCTTTTGCGACAACGTTATTCATATCGGATACCTCTTGGAATAAAGAGAGACACAGACTCATTTGCTTGTCAACGCACAGCCTATGCCTTTGATTAGGCTAGTGGAATTCTTCTTGTTTCACGCACACCGCCCCCTGCGGGGTCGATGCGCTATTTGTCGGATTAGTCTGCATCCTTGCTGACTCTTCCCGCTCGAGCCTCGCTTCGCTGCGTTTTCTCGCTGCAATGCTCGCGCAATCTGCACCAACAACTAGAGCCACAAGCGACTCGTTGCTTCGTCCCCTTCGGGGCCGGGCCCGTTCCGGTCCCTCTCGCACTCGCTGCTTGGCTCCCACCGAGCTTTCCTACTCCCCTCGTTGCTGGTTTGCGCCCACACACGCCCTACGTGCAAGCACTCCGGGCGCGTATCATACAAAATTGCTGTGTCAAGACTCCATTTTTTCCCAACCGTTTATCCTGTTGCTACTCCTGCCCCAGCTTATTGTCAGCCTGCTTCTTGCGACATCTTAGCTGTAAAAAAATGGCCCGCTTTCAGCGGCTTCGGTCCTGACACAGCACCGCTGCGCTATTTTGCACGATCTAGTGGGCAAACCAACAACAAGGTTGGCAACAAGGAGTTCAAGACATGACTAACTACTTTGACCTGATCGAAATTCTGGACGAAGACTTCGATGACGACGTTCTCATCGATCACATTCTTCTCGGCTTCAGGACTGAATCACACAAATTCTGGGACAGCTTCGATGACGACTCGCTCGCTGAACTTCAGACACATCTTACCGTTACTTCTGGAAAGGAACGCATCTGATGCCTGACTGGATCTATCCCATGCTTGCTGTTGCAACACCTTTTGGCGCTCTCTTGGGCGCTTTGTTCATTGCCATCTACCTTAACGAACGTGAAGGACTCTAGACATGACCCAGACCGCTACATTCCTCGACACTGTTGCTGAAACCGTCGACAATCTGCCTCGTGCTGACTACGAAATGCTCGAGCGCGCTGCCCGTCTCATCGTGGATGCCTTCTCTTCATACGGCGACCACGACGACTACAATCTCAAAGGCACTGCGTACAACCTCTACCCTCTCTGCTCCGGCCTGGACAACAAGGCCAAGCGGCTGCAGGCCCAAGCCGACAAATACAGCAACGACATCAATAGCGCTGCTGCCTCC